TGTAGATGCGGCAAGCTGCTTTGTTGGCGAGTCTGGGCAGGTCGATGGTTAGCTCGTCACCGATGAGGTAGCCGACGAATGTACCGGTCACCCCTTCCTCCACTTTGAGTTCCCTGAAAGTGTGAATGCGGGTCACCATCTGTGATCTGATAAATCCGTCGTCACCTTTGAACCCAGCGACGAATGGCGCAGACACATCGTAAGCGCTGCCAACTCGAGCCATGTTATCTATAGTGTTATTCAAGTAGGTCATGGCCGTGCCGCTCTGGAATGCGTCTAGGGTCCAAAGGGTATAATCCAGTCCGCGCGCAGCCCATGCGCGAATAGTGCTGAACAGGATGTCAATCACATGCTCCGGTGTTCCAATGATGCGGAATAACCTCTTGACCAGCTCGTGAACTGCGGCGGTCTTTGTCGTGTCCTGTTCGCTAATGTCGGTGCAGACCGTCTGGTACCTACCTTCGGGTAGAGACCGAATGTCTGCATCGATACGTCGCTTGAAGTCTTCTGTGTTGGTTCCGTTGGGAAGGTGGACACCCGGTCGGCGGCATCTAATGATTTCCAATTCTAGGCAACGTACGTAAGCCATGCAAATGTGGTTAATAGTTTTAGGGGAAGCGGAGATGGGCTGTCCTCCCTTGAACTTATAACCACCGGCGTCGGTGGTGCTGCCCTGGAGCCAAGTCTCAGTCTTGAGGGCCGCCTTATCCTGTTGCTTGTTAAAGCAAGAGATCGTGCTAGTGGCGAACGCAGTGGACCCGTAGAGCCCTTCCTCCTGCCTAGCTGGATTCTTCTTGGCTACAATGTTTTGACACGCCTCCGCTTCAGCAACAGCGAGCATTTCTGGAGTAATCTGTGCTAGCTGATGAATCTTGATGAATTTGTTGAGCCCGGCGGTGAGCCGCTGAACTTCGGGTTCAAATTGATCCAGTGGCAATTTGCTACTAGCAGTGGCGTAGCGGCTGATGGCCGCCTGCAGCGAGTGATCCAGGCTGTTGGTCTGCGCACGTGACCGGCAGCGAGCTACGCTGATAACTCGCTTCTCCTTACTAGCGAACGGATCAAGAATCGGGCGGTGCCGCATTTTGATCTTCATGCTCTTGGAGCCAAGGCTGCCTAGATTGGCATATCCGGTTTCTCGCCGAAGTTCGTAGAGGTCTGAGCTAGTGGGAGCGAGCTTCTGCAAAACTTCGTCAACTGCGGTCATGCTGACTGACTTCAGAGGTGGTATCAAGATTTCGACGGGAGTTGGGTCGAGGGCGAGGTCAGCGCACGTAGGGATACCTGGGGTGAAGCCCTCGCCCGCAAGGTGGATGGAACCATGCACCTGCATGTTGACTTGGGCTTCCTCTGGGATGCTGTAAATCTTTCCTCGGCCCTCCC